AGAATCATTGAAGATAAAGTTGAAATCACACACGATTCGGAGGGATGTTAAATGCCAAGGATGTATAGTGCATCAGGTGATGTAACGGTTGAATCAAAACCGAAAAAAACTCGTCAAGGGAATGGAAAGCATACTAAATATGCCGCTTCCTCTCGTAATGCAAAACCAAAAAGAACCAGAGGTCAAGGTAAATAAATAAAAAGGACTCCTAGAGTCCTTTTTTTAATGCAATGAGGAAAAAATGGAAAACAAAATGCTTCGAGAGATAGCAAACGACGTTCAAACCCCTAAAAAACGTGATTCTAAGGTACAAAATGACCTTTATGAGAACTTAGATGACAGTGATTTCTATGAGGGTTTAGATTATGACGACCAAACTCAAATAATTACTTAAAAATCCTTAATAAATAAATTATAATTCTAAATATTAGCAAAATATATGCCTGTAGAACGAATTAGTAGGGGATTTAAAGATCTCAGCATGACATTTCAGTCTAATCCACTGAATGATGACCTTATTGGTCTGAAAAATGCTAATGCAATTGCTCGTTCTGTAAGAAATATTGTAATGACGTATCCAGGTGAAAAGTTTTTTCAACCAGATTTTGGTTCAAGGGTATCAAGATTGCTTTTTGAGAACGTAGATGACATAACAGCATCTCAAATTCAAGAAGAAATTGAATATTCTATTAATAACTATGAACCTAGAGTGAGTTTAGTAAATGTAAGTGTAGTTGCAGACAATGGTAATGCTTCATTTGATGCTACTATTACATATGACATAATAGGAGCAGACGTAGCTCCGCAAGAATTACAATTCGCCTTACAATCAACTCGATAAGATGCCGTTAGTTAATTTTTCTAACCTCGATTTTGATGAGGTTAAGACTTCTCTTAAAGATTACCTCAGGTCAAATTCCAATTTTACGGATTATGACTTTGAAGGATCTAATCTATCATCAATTCTAGACGTATTAGCGTATAATACCTACATTACTTCATACAATGCCAACATGGTATCTAATGAAGTATTCATTGATAGTGCTACTCTAAGAGAAAATGTAGTAGCATTAGCACGAAATATTGGTTATAACCCAAGATCTAGAACTGCATCTACAGCAACTATCAGTTTTTTCGTTGATGTGACAGGTGTTACTCCTGCTCCTGCGACTATAACCCTAAGTAAAGGTCCTGTAGCAGCAACTGCGGGTTCAGTAGGGACAAATTCCTACATGTTTTCTATATTAGAAGACATTACAGTACCAGTTCACACTGATTCTAATGGAACTGCAACTGCCAATTTCAATAATATTAAGATTTCGGAAGGAACTCTTGTAACAAGTGCATTTACTTTCACTTCAGTTAACCCAAATCAAAAATTTACTCTTCAAAATACAGGAATTGATACAAATTTAATGACTGTAACGGTAAAAAATAATTCATTTGCTACTACAGGAGCAAAATATAGTGCTCAGGACAGTCTTTTTGATATTACAGGAGAATCTAAAGTATATTTTCTTCAAGAAATAGAAGATGAGAGGTATGAATTGTTCTTTGGAGATAATATTTTTGGTAAAAAGTTAGAAGAAGGTAATTATATTACTGCAGAATACATTGTAAGTGATGGAGAAGGTGCAAATGGCATTAGTGGATTTACTTTTGCAGGAAGATTATCATATATTAGAAATTCTCAGTCTTATTCAGTGTCTACTGGTGTTTCTTTATTGACTACAGACCTTAAATCTTCGGGTGGAGAGACTATTGAGAGTGTAGAATCAATTAAAAAGTTTGCACCACGAATTTATTCGTCTCAAAATAGAGCAGTTAGTGCAAGTGACTATGAAACTTTGATTCCAAACAAAATTTATCCTGAATCTGAGTCAATTTCTGTGTTTGGAGGTGAAGAATTAATTCCTCCTCAGTATGGAAAGGTCTTTATTAGCATAAAACCTCGAACAGGTGATTTTTTACCTAACTTAATTAAAGAAAATATTAAAACTAAACTTAAAAAGTATGCAGTTGCTGGAATTGTACCTGAAATTCTTGATTTAAAGTATCTTTATCTTGAAATTGATTCTAAAATTTATTATAACACCAATTTAGCACCTTCTGGAGAATATGTTTCTACATTAGTTCAAGAAAATGTCGAAACATATGCAGATTCAACTGAATTAAATAGATATGGTGCAAGATTTAAGTATAGTAAATTCTTAAAAGTTATTGATGAGAGTGATACTGCTATTACATCTAATATCACAACTCTACAAATGAGAAGGGATATGAGAGCAGTATTAAATAGTTTTGCAGAGTACCAAATTGGATTTGGTAATGAATTTTATATCAAGAGTATGAGTGGATATAACATTAAATCTACTTCATTCCGTATAAGTGGCATTTCTCAAGATATCTACTTATCAGATATTCCAAATTCTAATAGAGAATCAGGATCAATCTTTTTCTTTACTCTTCCTTCTCCTAATTCTACATCACCTACTATTGTTAGAAGGAATGTTGGAACTATTAACTATAAGAGTGGAATTATTACCTTAAATCCTGTCAATATTATATCTGGTAAGTTAAAAGATGGTCAAACTATCATTGAGTTATCAGCATGTCCTAAATCTAATGATGTGATTGGATTACAGGATCTTTATTTGCAACTAGATACTAGTAATAGTAATTTTGAAATGATTGTTGACGATATTGCTTCGGGACTGGATCCAGCAGCATCAAATTATACCGTAACATCCAGCTATCACAACGGGAACTTAGTAAGATAATAAAATGCCACAAACTAGAGTTAAGTTTAGCAACATTGTACAAAACCAACTTCCTGATTATGTTCAGGATGAATTTCCGTTAGTTGCAGAATTCTTAAAGAGTTATTATCAAGGTCAAGAGTATCAAAGTGGTCCTTTAGATCTTATTCAAAATATTGATCAATATATCAAAGTTAGTAAACTAACTAATCTTACTCATTCAGTAATACTAGGTACTGCTTTAGGTTATAGTGAAGATGAAGTTACTATTGATTTAACTAAATCTCCTCAAGGAACACAAGGGTTTCCAGATACTTATGGATTATTAAAGATTGATGATGAAATTATCACATATACTGAAAAAACTGATTCAAAGTTTACTGGATGCGTAAGAGGATTTAGTGGAGTTACATCTTATGAGAAAAAGGGAACTACTGATGAGTTGGTTTTTGAAAATACTAGTATTGAGGAGCATGAATCTGGATCTACAATTACTAATTTAAGTAATTTGTTCCTTGAGAAATTTTTAACAAAAGTAAAACGTCAATTTACTCCTGGATTGGATACTAGAGATCTTCATAGCGATTTAGATCAAAATATTTTTATTAAACAATCAAAAGATTTTTATTTAAGCAAGGGTAGTGACAAATCATTTGAAATATTATTTAAAGCTTTATATAATGAAGATGTAAGTATAGTTAGACCAAGAGATTTTCTTTTTACACCTTCTAATGCTCATTGGAGGGTTACTGATGATTTAGTAGTAGAGGCTATTAGTGGAGATCCAAATAACCTTGCTAATTCTACATTATTCCAACAACCTTATGGCGAAGATATTAATAAAGCATATGCACCCATAACAGATGTTAAACCAATTGATGTTGGTTATGGAAAGACATATTATAAACTTAGTATTGATGCAGGTTATAATAGAGACATTAGAGTTGATGGTGCAATTTATGGAGATTTTAATGTTCAACCAACAACTAGAGTAATTGGTGCAGTATCAGCAGGATCTACAGTTCTTAATGTAGATTCTACTGTAGGATTTGCTGCGACTGGAGGAGATTTATATATTCCTTACACTGATGGAACCACAGGAATTGTTTCTTATACTTCTAAATCATCTACACAGTTTTTTGGTGTTAATACGTTATCATTAGATATTGCAGATGCTACAACTATCGGAATTAACACTTTTGCATATGGACAATCAAATATAGATCAAAACGAAACTATAACTGTCAGAATTAACTCTGTATTAAATAAATTTAATTATTCCGATAATACTTATTACTATTCTGCAGGAGATACTGTTAAATTAAAAACTTTAGGTATTTCTGATACTGAATTTAAAGCAAAAAATTGGTTTTATAATATTTCTCCAACTTATAATGTTAAAAGTATTGAATTAATCGATTCTTCTGATAATACTTATAAATTTAATTTAATTGTAGACCATTGTTTTAGATTTGGTGATAATGCTACCATAATAGATGATACAAATGTTGAAAAAATAACAAGTATTATTAATATAGACTCTAGTAAGTCTATAACTGTAAGAGGTCAAGGAAGTTTAGATTCTGCAAAGACGTTTACACTTAAACGTAATTTATTAAGTGTAGATTCTAATAGTTTTCCTGAAAGTTCCATTTATAACACTAATGTTCAAAATGTTTATAAGAAAGAAGATACTCTTTTAGTTGCTTCTCCTTCATTACCCACATATAATGGTCAACCTCTTAATGTTTTTGGACAAACCGTTAAATTTACTGGTACATTTCAAGGAAGTGAATTTAATATAAAACCAGTAGGTGATCATGGTTTTTACACTGGAGATGAAGTATATTATATTCCAGAAAAAGTTAATTATGAGTATTTTGATTCTTTAGGTACTAAAAAAACAGGACTAAAAGTTAATTCTTCTTTATTCGCTGGAGATGTTGATTATATTGTTACTGGAGAAGCAAATGGTGAAAATGTTGAAGGTAGAATTCCTCCAAATGAAGGATTATTCTTCATTTATAGAATTGATGAAAATAATGTAAAAATATCAAAGAGTAGAGTCGATCTTTTTAATGAAACTTTTGTTTCTATTGATAATTCTATTTCTGTAACTGATTGTAAGTTTATACCAAATGAATTTAAGTTTAAAACTCTAGAATCTCAACAAATATTGAGAGAAATTGCTGATCCTGAAAATGATGGAAATGTAACATCTACAGAACCAGGATTTACTGGAATTCTTATAAATGGAGTTCAAATTTGTAATTATAAATCAAGAAATTTTGTTCATTATGGAAAAATTGAAAAAATTGATGTTAATGCTACAGGTAGTGATTATGATATCATCAATCCTCCTCTTTTAAATATTAGTGACACTATTGGAGTAGGTGCTACTGGATGTGTAGCAGTTTCTGGTAGTCTTAAAGAAATTAGACTTTTAGATTCTGGATTTAATTATCAAAACACTCCAGTTGTAAACATTGAAGGTGGGAATGGAATAGGAGCTCGTGCTTCTGCAAATATGAAGGATATTGTTCATTCAGTTTCCTTTAATTCCCAATCTGATATTGGTTTAGGCACTGATGCGTATAATTCTTATGAAATTGGATTTGGAACATATCATAAGTTTAGTAATTTTGAAGAAGTCGTATATAAGAATGAGGGTCAACAAAATGTTGGAGGATTAGGCACAGATTCGACATATTTTGTTTCTAATGTAGGATTGACAAGTGTTAAACTTTTCCCTACTCAAGTAGATGCAATTTCTGGTATTAATACTGTTGAATTTACTTCATTTGGTATAGGAAAGCAATTTATTAATACAATTAATAAAAAAACAATTGTAGATAGTATTACTGTTGTTTCTTCAGGATCTGGATATGAAAATAAGAAGAGAACTGCTTTAAGTTCAGGAATAAGCACTGCTTCTAATGAAATTACTATTACAAGGCATGATTATAAATCTGGTCAAATAGTTAATTACATAGAATCTTCAGATACTGTGATTGGTGGACTTTCTACAGATACTGAGTATTATATTACTTCAGTAGATAATAATAATTTTAAATTATCTCAAGTAGGTGTTGGATTAACATCTAAATCCTTCTATTATGATAATAAGCAATATATTGATTTTACATCAGCAGGAGTAGGAACTCATACATTTAATTATCCTTCAATTTCTGTAAAAGTAGTAGGAGAAGTTGGAATATCATCTGTAGGAACCGAAACATTTGAATGTAAGGTTCAACCAATATTCCGAGGAGAAATAACTTCCATACACCTCATAGATCAAGGTGTGGGTTATGGATCTTCTGAAATTATTAACTTCAACAGAGAACCTCAAGTTACATTAGTATCAGGAAAAGAAGCTCAGTTACAACCAGTTGTAGTTAATGGATCTATTACTGAAGTGGTAGTAATGAGTAAGGGGCAGAAATATAATACTGCACCTACTTTAACTATATCAGGTGATGGTATCGGTGCTGTAATTACTCCAGTTTTTGAGAATAGCGAAATTACTGAGGTAAAAGTTATTCATGGTGGAAATGGATATGATCAAGCATCTACTACTATTTCTATTGATTTTCCTGGATCTGGAGTCAATATAAAACCCATTCTCCAAAGTTGGAGAGTTAATTTATTTGAAAGAAATTTTGATAATGTTACTGGAGATGATGGATATATTGCTCATGAATTTAATTCTGGGTATGGTCTTCAATATTCACATTTATATGCACCTAGAGCACTCAGAGAGTCTGTATTTGCAACTAACCAAGAAGGTCAGTCTTTATATGGAGATAAAGATTTAAAGAGACTTGATGGGTTAGAGGTTGCTTCTAATCAACACTCTCCTATTATTGGATGGGCATATGATGGTAATCCAATTTATGGTCCATACGGATATGTAAAAAAATCAGGTGGAATAGTAACTCAAATGAAATCTGGTTATTCAATTGAGTTACAATCTCAAAGACCTCCTGTTTCAAATTTCCCTGAAGGATTTTTTGTAGAAGATTTTTCTTATAATAAAGTAAGTGATCAAACTATTCTTGATGAGAATAATGGAAGATTCTGTGTAACTCCTCAATATCCAAATGGAACTTATGCATATTTTACTACAATCGATTCAGGTGCTACAGAAAGTTCTGGTCCTTTTGACAGATATAAAAAACCAGTATTTCCATATTTAATCGGCGAAAATTACAGATCAATTCCCAATGACTTTAACTTTAAAAATCTATCAAATCAAACTAGTATAGATTTACAGAATTCTGGATGGAAAAGAAATACTACTCCTTACAATTTAATTGAAGGAAAAACACAATATGATTATGTGTACATTCCTGATGATTTATCTCAAACCATTGATATTAAATCTGTAAGTCCAGGTTCGGTTGAAAAAATTGGAATTGAAACTGGAGGAATTTTATATAATGTTGGAGATGGTATTAATTTTGATAATGATGATACTTCAGGAAGAGGTTTGGTTGCAAAAGTCTCTGTTATTGAAGGAAAGGCAGTTGATACTATAAGTGTTGCTACAAGTTCACTTAGTGGTGTTGAAGTTTATCCTGGTAGGAAAAATGGAACTTATCTTTTTGTTTCAGACAACCCTCATAATTATAAGAATTTAGATGGTATTGTTGTATCTGGATTATCAACCACTTCATCTAACATTGAAGGATTCTATAATGTTGGAGTAAGAAGTGACCGTTTTGTAGTAACTGGTGTTGGAACTGAATCCACTGGAATAGGAACAGATGGAATAACAGGATTAGTCACTTATGTTAGTGTTAATGGAAATCTAACATATCCTTCTATTGCTGCTAATGATATTTTAGGGATAGGCACAGAAAGGGTAAAGGTTTTAAATGTAGATAAAAAACGTGCTAGAATTAGAATATTAAGGGCAGTGGATGGTACTGTTGCTACTTCTCATACAGTCACTTCATTCTTCTTCCAAGATCAACGTAGATTAACGGTTGATGCAGGATTTAAGACAACTTATTCCTCTAATAGGAATAAACAAATTTACTTTAATCCTACGGAAACAGTTGGATTAGGTACAACTGCTGGTGTTGGTATTGGGACTACTTTATCTTTCTCAAATCCAGGTGCAGGAATCAGTGAAATCTTTATACAAACAAAAGCACTTTATATTCCAGGACATGATTTAAATACTGGTGATGAATTAACATATTCTCCAAATACTGGAAGTGGTATTGTAGTCTTAGAAGAAGGTGCTTCATATCCTAGTGGAATAACAACATTATCTGATGGAGATACTTTATTTGTTGCTAGAATAGATAGAGATTTAATTGGATTATCCACTGTTAGAGTTGGTTTAGGTACAACAGGTAATTTTGTTGGAATAGCAAAAACTCATCAAAGTTCTAGTACTTTATTCTTTGCAGGTAATCCTGTAGGAACAGGTATTGGTACTGGAGTTTATCATAGTCTTAAAACAAACTATACACCTCTTACTGCAGAACTGACACGTAATCTAATAACCGTATCTGCTGCAAGTTCTCATGGATTAACTAATAATGATGAAGTAACTGTTGATGTAAATCCTGGTATTTCTACTACAGTCATAGGTAAATATAATGACTATAATAGGAGATTTATTTTAACTCCTAAGTCATTTACTGCTGCTGGAGTTAATACCACCACAGACACCTTTACAATGACCTCACACGGGTTTGTAACGGGTCAAAAGGTCATTTATACATCTGACAGTCCTATAGAAGGTTTAGCGTCTGATGGAATATATTTTGTTGTAAGAATTGATAATAATAAATTTAAGTTATCTGATAATTATTACAATTCTACTTTATCTAAACCAATTACTATTGGTATCACTAGTACATCTGCAGGTGTTATTAATCCTATTAACCCACCTTTAGATGTTTATAAAGATTCTACTGTTTCGTTTGATCTTTCTGATTCTTCATTATCATATACAGTTCAAGGGACTCAATATTCTGCTTTTGAGTTGAATTTTTATACTGATGGTAATTTTACAAATGTTTGGGATAACGATCCAGAATCTGTAGGATTTAATGTTACTAGAACAGGTAATGTTGGAATAACTGCTGATGCAAAAGTTACTTTAGAAGTAACTAAAAATATTCCAGAAATTTTATATTATCGTCTTGATCCTATTTACGAAGCAAATATTCCAATAGTTAAAAAAGAAATCATTGTAGATAAAGAAGTTATTTCTAACAATGAAGTTATATCTAATGCTTCTCTTTATAATGGAAACCAAAAGATTACCACTGCTTCTACAACATCATTTACTTATACCTCTGCAGTAACTCCAGAGCAAGTATCTTATGCAGGAACTTTAACTGATGTAGAGTATACCACTACATCAACAAGTGCTTATGGAACCATAAAGGACATTGAAGTAAAGAATGGTGGTACAAATTATTATTCGTTACCTGGCATCACAACAATTACTTCTGCGGTAGGTAGTGGAGCTGTTATCGAACCAATAAGCACTTCTATAGGTAAAATAAAAACTACAAAAATTGAAGACATTGGATATACTTTCCCATCTGATTCTACACTAGAACCAAGTGCATTATTACCTCAAATTATTGATATTGTATCTCTTGCTTCTTTTGACTTTATTGGAATAACATCAGGTGGTCGTGGATATGGAGTTGCACCAAAACTTGTTATTCGTGATGGAAGAACTAAAAATATTATTACTGATGCAGATCTCAAATATTCTTTAGGAGATACTAATGTAACAATATTGAAGAATCCTACGGGAATGAGTAGAT